GGCGTAGCGGCCGGGAGGATCACAGGCTGGTGCCGTGAGGCTCAATACCGAAACCCGGGAATTCGAGGGGCATAACGGCGCCCAGTGGGGCACGTTGGGCGGCGGGCCGAATGGCGGGGGCGTGGGCAACAAGCTGTTCTTCGTGGCGCCGCAGGTCATGACAGAAAACTATACCTTGGCTGCCGGGTTCAATGCGGCGTATCCCGGTCCCCTCAAGATTGCAGATGGCAAGGTACTGGAAATATCCAACGGTTCGGTATTGACGATTGTTTAAGGATAAAAGATGAAATTACATGGTGACGGAACGATTGAATTTCCGAACGGAACGCAAAACAAGCCTGCCGACGTAGGACCCGCATTCAGCTATCAGCATGTGGTGTCTCAAAGCGTTCCAAATGGCGGCATCGTTACCAAACTCAACTTCACGGCAAAAGAATTCGACACAGACAATGCGGTTGCAAATTCCCGCTTTCAGCCGCAGAAGGCCGGTTATTACTTCATTAAAGCTTCGTATTATCCAGCCGCGCCAATTGCATCAGGTGCCATGCCATCACTTACGCTTTACAAAAATACCTTGGAGAAGATTGCCGGAGTTGCAACTTCGGCAGCAGGATCTGCTTTTCTAGTCATGGAATGCTGCGGGCTAGTTTATTTGAACGGGGCCACTGACTATGTCGAAGTGTACGTTACGCAAAACACAGCCAGTGCATTGAATTCAATTGCCGATCAGATGATACGTTTTCAAGGTTTTATGGCGAGGAATGTATGAGCATTGCAAAACTTGGAACAATCCAGCTGGGTGACAATGCTGACCCTAACAAAAACTTTGTCCTTATGGTTCCGGATGTGCGGGACGGAAGCCTTGAGATTCGCCGTGGCAATTGGGAGGCGCCGGGTTCATTGCTAATGAAAATTCATCCAGACAACGGCATCAGCCTGAATCAACCGATATTTATCGCGTATCTGAATCAGGCATCAATGCCGCTCAACCATAATACGCAAACACAGGTCCAGATTGTAGAGGAATACGATAGCCATAATTTCTTTGCAAATTATTTGTTTAATCCAAAAATTGCTGGGTGGTACGAGATCGAGGCTGTCGTGACGATTGCGGCTACAGCCGTCGGACAGTGGTCCATGGCGTCGATTTACAAAGGTAATGTCAATAACTCGATCGGCACATTTACAGAGCACCGCCGGATCGGCCGCCATTATTCGGCAGGTGCAAATAGCGTAACGATGTCGCGAACCACAAAAATTTATTTCAATGGATCGACGGACGCTATTGCTCTATTTGCACAGCAAGAGAACGCTAGCGCCGCGCAGACAAGCGCATTAGGAAACAATGCGGCGGGGAGCACGATAATTTTAACCGGAATGTCCGGCTCCTTATGGAAGGCAGGTGTGCCATGACATCAGCACTATCGCCGAGCGCAGACGGCAGCAAATTAGATATTCATGTCAACGGTGCGCCGAAGATCAAAATTCCGGCGACTAAGGTTTATGACGAGATTGCCACGCTTCGCGAACTTGGATTCAAGATTCTGCATGCATCCGACAACAGCAACGTTGCCGCGATAGACATCAAGGATATTTTTACGGCAGATTACGACGAGTACCACATTGAACTCTATGACATTCTTGCAAGAGTAAATCAAGGGACTTTTTTCATGCGTGCGTCATCGGACAACGGCGCGACATGGAAAACGACAGGCTACACCCGAAGCCAAATTGTAGCGTCCGGAAATACGGCATACGCCGGAAGTGCGGCAGGCGAAGCCGGTGTCCAGGTGACGAATAATGTGTCGTCCACTTACGAGGGCACCATTACCTTTAAGCTCAAGACGTCGGTCAGAAATAATGCGAACGGGCTTTCCGCTGTGACATGGGCCGGCGGAACGTTTGAAGGCTCGACCGCGATCGCATCGGCGACAAGCGGTTTTAGTGGATGGGGATTCGGCACAGGCATTCCGACAAATGCGGTTCGCTTTTACATGCACAATGGGAACATTGATGCAAAAGTCCGTGTTTATGGCATGCGCAAGGTAGTTTAAGGGGCAATTATGTCGCACGAAAAATTATTCAAAAGCGTCAACGGTGACCTGGTTGAAATGCCAGAAGAAGAAGCGACGGAAATTCGCGCGATGTGGGCAGCAAATGCGCCGAAACAGCCGACACCGGATGAACTGATCCGCGCAGCCATTGCCGCCGTACAGAAGGCGCTCGACGACAAGGCCAGGGAATACGGGTACGACAATATTGTTTCTGCCTGCAGCTATGCCGTTGACCCGGTCAATCAAACCTTTAAAGACGAGGGTCTGGCATTCCTGTGCTGGCGCTCCAAAAGCTGGAGCAGGTTGATCGAACTGGAAAACAGAATCAGGTCCGGCCAGATTCCTGTTCCCAGTGTGGAAGAGGTAGTGGCATTGATGCCGGAATTCGAGCCGCCTATTCCAACCGGTGCAGTCTGACGCTGCGCTTTAAAGTACAAAAACGATAAATAGGTGAAATTAATGGGAGGTAGTCATGCATGACCAGATTTTCCAAATCCTGATTCTTATTTTCTGCACCCTGGTCTCCATCATCGGCACATTCATCGCCTGGTGGGTCAACAATATTCATACGACGGTCAAGACGCAAACTGCAGACATTAACAACCTGAAGCTGGAAGTGGTGCGCGATTATGTGCCGCGCAAGGAAGTCAAGGATACCTGCGACCGCATCTTTGAAAAAATCGACGAGATCAGCAAATCCCTGCAGCATCTGTCGAACAACCATGCCGCCATGAAGGCGATCCGTGAAGAGCTGGCAAAGGAGATGCGATGAACGGACTGACGCATCGCTACAGGACGCTGGGCGAACTGCTGACAGAGCTGAAAGCACGTCTTTCCTTCGTAGCCCAGGGGCCGAGCTCATCCAACAATAACCCGGTGCTAAAGTCCTTCCTCCAGGAAGGGCATGATTACCTGTATGAAGAATTAAAGCCCGCGCCCGCCCGTAAGAAGGCCGCCATCATGCTGGAAACCGGTTCGTATCTGTACGACTGGCACAATGACCAGGACGACAAAGATATCGATCCCGGGCATGTGTCAGGCTTGTGGGTCATCGTGGCAGGCGAGCAGCGCCACGGACTGGCACAGGGCATTGGAGAATCTGACCGGTCATTGACGTCGAGGGGACACCCCACGCGTTACGATACGTTCAACGGCCAGTGCGAGGTGTGGCCTGTGCCGGACCGGCCTTACCGACTGATCGTTGAATACATCGCTCCCAAGCCAAAGTTCACTGCGGACAATCACCGCCCCGGCGTGAATGACCGGCTGATCCTCCTGTATGCGCTGGCGAACGCAAAGGCGCATTACCGGCACCCTGATGCGCAGGCAGCCGGGACGACATTCTCTAACCTGTTGCGCCTGGAAAAGGCCAAGCAGCATGAGAAGCGGCACTATCTGGTCACCGGCGGCTATTGCGGCGGCAGAACGGTGCAAATCGGTGAAGACGGACAACATAGCCTGGCGGTGGGCTGATGGCGTCGATTACCTTTTCCAAGTTCGACCTGGGCATTGATCTGCGCAAGGGCGCCTCGGTATCGGATGCGAATCGCCTGCGCGACATGAAAAATGCCTTTGTCACCACCGGCCTGGCAACGCAGAAGCGGCCTGGGCTGGTGCATGTGACTGAGCTGGAGTCGGGAACCAAGGGGCTGTTTGCCGCTTTGGGCAAACTCCAGACCTTCCATGGTGCAGGAACGGTTTCTCACGCTCATCCTCTGTTCAATTCAAACAAGGCACTGCTGAACGGTGTAGATGCCCCGGTTGAAAAGATCCACTTTGCGGATGTGTACGACGGGAAGATTTATGCGGCAGTTGAGTACGCCGGCGGCACCATCAAACATCACTATTTCAGCGGCACTGCAACTCAGATCGCGGACAGCAACTGCCCGCATACGGCAGCGGTGATCAAAGCTGCATCGAAAATTTTTGCGGTCAGCCCCGATGGCTGGACAGTCCGTTATTCGGAAACGGACAATCCGACCAAATGGACGCGCGGCGATGATTCCGGTGCCGGCTTTCTGCCGACCAGCGACAACGCAACAGGCGACCGGGTAACCAAGGCGCTCGGCCTGTACCAGAAAAAACTGGTGGCTTTATCCAGCGATGCCGCACAGGTATGGACGGTAGACCCCGATCCGTCGCAAATGGCGCTGGACGACATTGTTGAGAACGTGGGTACCGGTTACCCGAGCAGCCTTGCCACCGTGGGCGGCGATCTCTTTTTTCTGTCCGATTACGGTTTCCGGTCCATTACCACCAACCGCATTATCGACAAGCGTGAGGATGTGGACGTCGGTTCTCCGATTGACAGGCTGGTCAAAGAGCAGTTGAAAAGTATGAGCCCCGGCACGCTTCCCATCGCCCGCTATTTTTACGGCACCGGCCAGTACATTTGTGCGATAGGGCAGACGCTGTATGTGTATTCCGTATCCCGCACGTCCAAGATCGCCGCCTGGTCACGCTACATCATGCCGGTGGCTGTGGAAGGCATGGCGGAACTGAATGGCGAGCTTTACATCCGTACCGGAGACCTTGTGTACAAGTTCAGCGAAAGTGCCTACAAGGACGGCAACAATGAATTTGAGGTGTTGCTGGAAATGCCTTATATGGATTTTAAGTCGCCTGGATCGCTGAAGCAGATTTATGCCATTGACGTAGTCATGGAAGGCGAATGTCATTTTTCGCTTGGATGGGATGTCAGAAATGCTCTGGCGGTGACGGACGAGGTTAGGATTATTGGCAATACCAGGGGCGGCGGCCTGATCCCGGTTGAATGCACCGGGACGGAGTTCTCGCCGCGTTTTTGAAATGCAACGGACAAGGGATTCAGATTGGATTCGCTGACAATTTACTACAACGAGCTGGGGCCGATGTACTGATGCATTTTTTTACCGATCCTGACGAGTTGTATCCATACAAGGGAACGCTGATGCGCCTTCTGGCTCCTGTGGCGAATAAGGCGTGCAAAGGTGAATTCACTGCCGAAGACCTCTGGGAACTTGCCTTGGAGCGAAAGATATTTGTCGGGCTGATGGACGACCCGGAAATGGCGGTGGCATTCGAATTTCGCCATTACCCTCGTTTCATGGCAATCAATATCGTGGCATTGGGCGGACGGGATCTGCAGCGATTTATGAAGGAAGCTCTGCCAAGGTTCCGGAGCTGGGCAGCGATGACCGGGGCAAAGCGTATTGAAGCATCCTGTAACGATGCAATAGCCAGGATGCTGACATACGCAGGCTTTGAAAAGGATTATGTACAGGTAAGCATTCCAGTGGAGGAGACATGCTGATACGCAGTAAATTCAACGGTTATGCCATGGACGGCAGGCGTAACCTGCACAAAGGAGGAGACGGCGGCGCGAAGGAAATGCGCCAGCAGGAAGAGGAGCGCCAAAGACGCATCAATGATGCAGTAAGGGTAATCAATGGCATCTTCGACGGGCACGCGGTTAATACGGTGAGCGGGAAACTGGAAAACTCCAATAAATTGCTTAACAACATGGTGAGGGGAAAGAAATCCGCTGTTGACCCGAATCAGACTTATTACCTGGAGGACGGGAGTGAATGGAAGGTGCCAATGATCAGCAGAACGATCACGCCTGAACCTAGTGACGATGAAGGTGAATTCAACCCTTTCAACAGAAACAGAAAATCAAAAGCCGCTACGGTGACGGAAATCGACCAGGATGCCGTACAACGAGCCCTGGAGAAGGGGCTTTATACCAGCCGCGCTGAACATACGCCAAGTGGCCTCAACCGGCAGGCCTTGTATGACCAGCAGAAAAGAGCGGTCACGGAGATCAATAAGCTTGACGTTGACAAACAATACAGGCATGCGGAGCGGCAAACACGGTACGGGTTGGCCAGGGCAGGGCTGTTGGGCGGATCGGAAGACATCAACGTCAATGAAGAACTCAAGGAGCGGCAAAACAAGGGACTGATGCAGGCGGCGGCTTTGGGAGATTCCGCAGCGGCCGAGCTCAAAACGCAGGATGAGCGGGCAAGGCAGTCATTGATTTCCATGGCGCAAAGCGGCATTGATGTCGGCTCCGCGCAAAAAATGGCCATGAGTCAACTGGACGCCGCGGCGCAAAACGCTTCCGGAGAAGGGAAGGTCGCCAGCGTAGACAGCCTGTTCGGCGACATGACGCAAGCCTACCTGCGTAACCAGCGCATGCAAGGCCTGCTCGATGGGCAACGGCTGGGAGGGCAGCAATCTTATGGGCCGTCGAACATCAATCAGGATTACACAGGCGAAACGCAGCGATAAGGAGGAAAAATGATTCAAGTGGCAGCCTTGCTGGCGATGCTGGCCGGCACAGCAATGCAGTACAAAGCCAGTACCGACGCCGCCAAGCGGGCTCGGCAGGAATCGCTCCGCGCGATGCAGCGTCAGGATGACTTCAACCGGCAGGCGGAAAAAAAGGCGCTGGACCAGGCACAGGATTTTTCAACCGAGAAGCGGCAGGATGAACAAAGCCAGATCGAAGAAGAGATGACGCAGGAAATGCTGGCACCAGTTGAATCGGCGAACCAGATCAATGCGCAAACCGAAACCACGCAAGGCGATGTGTCGAATGACTATAAGGCCGCCAAGGTGAAGTCGGAACAAAACCTGAAAGACAATGCGAACAAGCTTGCCTCCCTGATGGCCAGGGTGAACTCCGCTTCACGCTTGCGCGGCAATGAAGCGATCCGCATGGCGGATACCGCTGCAGGCATAGACCGGCTTGGCAACTTCGCCAAAGGCATGCAGGGAGTGGATAACTATACCGTCAGCCAGGCAGCAAGGCCGGATGCCGGCTTGGTGCTGGGCGGGCAAATGCTGCAGGGCGTTGGCATGCTGGGTTTGGGTGGAAAAGCACCTGGCACGGAAACGACTCAGGGCGTAGTTGCGTCGTCCAAGGCGACGGGCAGCCTAGCGCCGATTCCCTTGAAAGGCATGCTTAACGATGCAGCAGTACCTTTGAACGGAAGTTTTGCATAGGAACGACGAATATGAAATTACGCATGTCAGCTCAAGGGATGAATAATACCTCTGAAACCATCCGCAACATTTTCTCCATGCTGGCCGAGGCTCCTTATCTGCGTGAGCGGGAAGCCATGGAGTCTGCACTGAAGTCGGCCCAGGCCTATGAGGCCAATATGCAGGGCAACAAGCATGGCATACAGGCTCAACATGATCAGTATTCGCTGGAGCAGCGCAAGGGAATTGACGATTACCTCGCCGCTAACCCTGATCTTCCTGAATACCAGAAACGGCTGGCACTTGGCCACAAGTGGATGGGCGGCAATGACATAGAAAAGTTTGCCAAGGCGGCAACGGAATTCCAGTCGCAGGGATTTCGCGAGCAGGCAGAAAATAACCTCAATGACCTGGACCGGGTGAACCGCCTGAATACCTTGGCTGAAAAGGGCGCAACCTATACGCCTTACGACAATATCGGAAATACCGGCTTTGCACTGAATAAAGCAACCGGTGCAGCGGTGGAATCCAGTCCTGCGTTGTCACGTTGGCATGGAACGAAAAACAGCAGCGAAATTGATGAAAACCACGCAACTGCAGCCAGTGCCAGATCATTGGCGGAAGAGCGTCGGGCTAGAACCAGCCAGATAACGAATGGAAGCAAAGCACCAAGAAAAACAACCAACAAGGCATTCCGATAAGCGACGCTAAACCGCCATCAAAAAGCGGCAAAGTTTATAACGCCAGCAAGATACAGACGAATAATTGATATGGGGAAAAGCAATGGCTAGTCAATCCAGGGAACCAGTCTTTACAACTAGAACTAACAGGACGACAGAGGGCAGTCCAGGCCAGAATGTGGTTCTGCAAGAAATTACACCAAACATTCATGGCAAGGTATCCGGTACGGGCGCCCGATCACCTAAGCCTATACAGAAAAAGGTCAGTCCAGCACAGGAATGGTTGGGGAAATTTGTTGAGGGTGTGCGCACTGAAGCCAAGTCAAAATGGGACGGTGCAAGCGATGCCCTTGCCATGGGATTGCAGATCGGGCCTGCTGCTGCCAGAGGCGCATTGGATATTGTTCAAATGTTGCCCGGTGAGCAAAAGTTGGCGAACGAAGCTTCCAAATATCTCAAACGCGGCATGGAAGAGATTAGAAAAACCATTGGTTCAAAAAATCTGAACGAAGAGGTAGAGCAATTCGAAAATCTTCTTGAGAATGAAGAAGCAACCATCGGCGATATGCTGAAATATTTAAGAGATCATCCTCGCGTTGCTGCAAATGCAGGGATCACCAATCTCGGATCACTGGTTCTGCCTGGCGCAATCGGGAAAGGCGCCACGTATCTCACCAAAATAGGCGAACTCAAAAAAATCAATCCCGCGTGGTTCAGGAAGATTGCCGAAGAAGCCACCGGCATCGTTTCCAGCGCAGTCGGCATACATAGTAAATTAGGAGAGGAAAAACTTAAAGAAAGCGACAGGTACAAAGGAGCGGCAGCCAATGCCCTTGGTAATATTGCAGGCGGATATGGCTTGCCCAAGCTGCTTGAACAATTTGGTAAAAAAACCGGTATGGGGAAAATGACCGGCAAAGTGCTGAAGGACTATCAAGAGGGACGTATTGGTGCAAAGCAAGTAGAAAAATTTTTGATTGAAACAGCTGCAGGGATGGGAAAAGATGTCTTGGGGGCTGTCAATAACGTCATCAGCCTAAATGCCGGCTCAAGCCAATTGTATGATCTTTCCAATAACCCTAATAACATTGCCAAACTGATTGTGAGCGAAGCAGGCTTGAATGGTGGTAAAACGCATGCAGGGAAACATCAGGATAGAGCTGTTCGGTTTTGGGATAAAAGTAGGACCGACGCACAAAAGAGCGGTTCTGGAAGTATTCAGAGTCAGAAAGGCAAATCATCAGAAGAAAACCGTCCTGCATCACAAGCTAAATCAGGCACTGCATTAACTCGGAACGAAACCGGTACGCTGGTAAAGAGCAAGCCAGAGTCAGTTGTGTTGTCGTCGACACCCTCCCGGCCCTTGCTTAGGCCAGAAACTGTTTCTCAGGCAGGAGAGGGAGATGCTTCTCTTAGCATGCCCCTGCCGGAAAAATCGATTCTACCTTCATCATTGCAGGTTGGGCCGATTCACTCAAAAACACCGGAAGCGGGACGGAGCACAGTGATACCTCTGGATATGCCGGACGCACCAGCGACTGACGAATTAAGCTTTCTGAATGACATGCGTAACAATAAGCAAGTGTCGTCGCTTGTAAAGCGGGTAATGAATGGGGAAATGGACGGCAACAAAATCATATCCGGCCTCGGCACTGAAATCGATGCCGCAAGGCCGGGACTTGATCCGGAACTGCGCGCCTTGATAATCACAAAGCGGATGAGTGACGAAGGGATCAACAACCCGGTAGTTCGGGAATTCAGGAAGCAACTCGGTTACCCAATGAATCCGTCTGCTTAAAAGAATACCTTAGATATTAAGTATTTGCGGCAGGGGTAAAGATCAGATCTCTTTCAATCGTCTGGTCGATGCCTTCTGTCGCTTTATCACTTTATTGACCCGCTTCATCCGCTTGATGCCGCCTGCAAGCAGTGCATAGCTGAATCCTCCGCAAATCACAAACAGCATGAAAGCGAAGAAGGGTTCCTTGCAACGGTATTCGGTATGTGCAGCATAGCTGCCGGTGCAGTATTGGAAAGAAATGCCTTCGATGGAGCAGATCCAGTTGAAACACCAGGCTGCGAGCAAGAAGAACAGCACGCCGAAGCCGATCTGGGTAGTGCCTTTTTTCATGTTGCCTCCCTTTGGGTATCCGCCGATTACAGAGAATCGGGGGACTTGAGCCGGTTGCTCGAACGCCTGTGTTTCAACTGGCGGCCATGGCAAACCTTGGTCTCAACCCTATCGTAGCGCTTTTATGCGCGAATGCCAGTACTGCCATGTATATATCGGCATAACTGTTGCAAACTTGAGCAAAATTCTCGGGTTTGCAGTCAATCCAACCAATTCGCCTGAAAACCAGCTGCTGTATTGAATGGACAAATGTGCCGTAGCGGCAGCACACAGCCGTAATCTGGCTGCATGATCACAATCAATCAACTCTCTCTTGCAATGCAATGCAGCCTCGGGCGCGCATCGGCCTGGCTGAATGCGCTAAACGGCGCAATGGCGCTGCATGGCATTTCCACGCCAAAACGCATGGCAGCTTTCCTGGCACAGCTGGCACACGAGTCCGCAGGCCTGGCGCAGCTATCCGAAAACCTGAACTATACGCCTGAGGCGCTGATGGCAACCTTCAACACCCCGCGCACTATCCGCTTCACGCCCCAACTGGCGAATCGTTACGGTCGTACAAGAGAACATGCGGCCGACCAAAGAATGATTGCCAATATTGCCTACGCCCGGCGCATGGGCAACGGCTCCGCTGAATCAGGAGATGGCTGGCTGTACCGTGGAAGAGGGCCCATCCAGTTGACCGGCAAGGACAACTACCGGTGGGCAGGA